GTCTCGGAGGTCTGGGGTACCACTACCACCATCACACAACAACCAACCACTAGGGACATCTGCTATGGCACCAGACCATATGATGATACCACCTACTGGGAAGGGAGCACTCAGCTCTCCTTGGGTTGCTGTGACTGGCCCAGTGATGTTAGGGAATGTGGACTTCAAGGTACTCTTAATGAGTCTCAGGTGGTCATCAGCACCCGCTAGGGGGTCTGAGCCTAAGGGGTTGGTCACAACGAGACCGTCAATATATGTAGCTGATTCTAGAGCCATGTTAGGGTCTCCTTGGGGTGGGTAGGGGTGTTAAGGGGTGTTTGAGATGTTTGGGAATGCTTAAGATGCTTAGGGGTGTCTAAGATGTTTTGGGAGAGAAACTCTTCTTTAAGGGGTCAACAACAACAACAACGACAAAGGGTTTAACTCTTTTTGTGAATCGATCTAATCAAGCAAGGGCTGGCCTTGCCTACTCTCAATAGGGTACCTTGAATCAATCGATGCTAAGTGTATGATTCTATTGATATGCTATGCGATAGGTTATCTGATGTAGGCTGCTTGGTGTATAGAATAGGTACGAGAGTCGCTAGACATTGGCTTAATGATTGTCTAGACATTGGCTTATTGATAATCATTATCATTAAGAAATTATGGAAAATGGGGTTCTGGTCTCTTTAAAAGAAACACGGATTGAGTAGGATTTAACTATCACTAACACTCAATCGATTAATTAATACAATGAATAAATATTCAAATAGTTGTTGACACGTGCTTAAAGTCCTGTAGAATTGTAAGCATCAACAACGTTATCAGGAGAGCAACATGAATGCAAAACAACTAGAGACAGCGCAGTATGTGACAGGCGACTTCTGGCTTGGTCAAAAACTGGGTTATGAATTTACAAATCTTACGTTTGAAAAAACGTCTGAAACTGAAAATTATGTCCTGTTGTTTGGCAGTAACTGCGACACAAAACACTGGTGGGACAAATTACTTTGCGTCTCCCTTAGCATCGGCAAAAGGGGCGGTGTAAAAATTATTAATAAAAGCATTCACTAAACACCAAAGGGGGGCTAGTCCCCCAGCCAAGGACAATCAAAATGAATCAATCTAGACTGTGGGACATCTTAGCCATTGTGCTGACATCAATAGCTTTCATTGCATTTTGTTTTATCTAACCTTAAAGGATCACATCATGTCTAAACTACTATCAATTGACACCAATGCTAAAACTGTTAAAGGTCAAAAGTATGGTTATCTTACCGGCATTCTTTATATGGCACCAAGCATGCTCTCTGGTGTAAACCTCTGCCCAATGGCTAAGATCGCACAATGTGAAGAGGCTTGCCTTTACACTGCAGGCCGTGGGGCTTTTAATAACGTGCAACAAGCCCGATTACGTAAAGCTGAATGGTTCAACGCTGATAAACAGTCATTCATGCTGCAATTGGTGAAAGATATCGAAGCATTACAGCGCAAGGCGAAAAAGCTTGGTTTGATCCCATTAGTACGGCTAAATGGCACTACTGATATCCGGTGGGAATCAATACAATTTGAGTATGAATTCATGCATGGTAAAAAGAGGGATATCAATATTTTTCAGTTATTTCATGATGTCCAGTTTTATGATTACACCAAGATATCTAACCGCAAAGACATTCCATTAAACTATGATCTTACCTTTAGTTATAGTGGCGTTAAAGGTTATCAATCACACGTACTTAAAGCTATCGCAAAGCGTATGAGGATCGCCGTTGTATTTCAATCAAAAAAGACTATCCCTGAGACTTTTTTAGGAATGTCTGTAATTGATGGGGATGATTCGGACATTCGTGTTAACGACCCGCAGGGCTGTGTTGTTGCATTGTATGCTAAAGGCAAGGCTCGCAAAGATACTTCAGGGTTTGTTGTACGTTTTCCCGTGTTTACTTTTAAGGTGATTTAATTATGAAATATTCAAGTCTAGTTTTAACGATCCCAAGTGATGTCCCTAATACTTTAAGACAACGCTATTTGATTTATATATCAGTAGCGGACAATGGCAGGGGTATAGACATCACTACAGGAACCAGTTTAAAAACATTTTATCAATGGGTGAATTCATGAATACTTATACTGACAATGAATTGTTTTTAGCTGCTCAAATTGGTGCTCTACGCTATGGGTGTGAACAAGCTTTAGCTTTGCTGCAGAATGGTGCCGCTACAGAAACGGATGCGTTAAGAGTAGAGCTATTACTAAGCGTTATTCTAAACCCTAAGGGATCAAGCCATGAATGAATACATAACCCTCTTACAGTCGCATGACTGGTATTACAGCTACTCAGATGATTACAACGCATGGTCAAAGGGTAGGCAAGCAAAGGACCGCCTAATCAGTCTAAAGTCTGAAGTTGATCCATTGGGCCTCGTTTGGAATCAATACGCACCTAGTCAGTTTCAACTTATTTCAAAGGATTGATTATGTATCTCGGATTCTATAAACACATTCCTCGCCCCGATGGGCGTCGACGTTGCCCAATCTGTCAAAAGCCAGTGCAGTATGCCGGTCACATACTCTGCAGCGAATGTCGATAATCTAGCAGTTTAGTAGGTACTCAAAAACCCGTTAGTTAACTCTATCGGGTTTTTTATCGCCTATTAGTTTGTATGGTTATGGTTTGTCCAGGTTATACGTTTTAAACTGATTTAAAGCCAGTATAAGACGTTTTAAGATGCTAGCCTATACCAGCATAACCCTAAACCCTTAAAACGGCCCTAAGGGGCCTTAGAATCGATCCTAGAGGGTTTAGGTTGTTTCACTGTATATCTGTACAGCATTGGGGTGCCAAGATCTACGGGTTTTCCCTATAAATCTTGGAAATCTCAAATGACAGGCAAAAGACCCCCGTGGGTGAGGGGGCTAAATTTGGTGGGGAATCGGATCCATTTGTTTTCAATTGAAATCCAAATGAATTCCAAAACCATCTTAAGATTTAGTTCACTTATTTATCACTATTGATAATAGGTTATCGGTTAGAGCTAAGCTCCAGTTAAGCAGCCTTACCCCAAACATCGCCCCAGTCTCCCTTAAGAGCTCCTTTGGAGTAATCGGTCACCTTGTTCTCGAAGAAATTGCTATGGGAAACTCCCAACATTCCCTCGACCCAAGGCAGTGGGTTCTTCTTAACCTTGAAGATACCTTTCATCCCTAGACTAATCAGCCTACGGTCTGCTATGTACCTGATGTACAACTTAACATCTTCTTTGGTTAAGCCTTCCATCTCATTCACACCAAAGGCTAAGTCAATGAACTTGTCCTCGAGCTCTACCATGGCCTCAGCAATCGTGTAGATCTTAGACTTCAAAGCATCGTTCCAGAGATCCCTGTCTTCCTTGATGTACTCCCTAAACAGCTTGATCATACTTTCGGTATGTAAGGTCTCATCAGCGATGCTCCAGGCAATGATCTGTCCCATGCCCTTCATCTTTCCATATCGTGAAAAGTTAAGCAGCATGATGAAGCTTGAGAACAGTTGCATACCCTCAGTGAATGCTGAGAACACAGCGATCTTAGCTGCTACATCCTCATCACTGCCAATGTAAGAACCTAGGTACTCATGCTTCTCAACCATCTCAGAGTATTCCATGAACTCATTATAGGTTGACTCAGGCAGTCCTAAGGTCTCAATCAAATGGCTATAGGCTGCCACATGGATAGCTTCACGAGCTGCAAAGCTAGAGAGCATCATACGTACCTCTGGGGCATTAAAGACTGGTAGGTAGTCTCTAACGTAAGCCCCAGACACATCTATGTCACCTTGGGTAAAGAACCTGAAGATCTTAGTCAAGAAGTCCTTCTCGTTATCGGTAAGCTTGGTCTCCCAGTCCTTAACATCTTCAGCCATTGGGACTTCACTATGCAGCCAATGCATCTGTTCACTGGCTAGGAAGGCATCATATGCCCAAGGATAGCTAAAGGGCTTGAAAGCATCTCTAGTGTCTGTTAATCGTAGTCTATTCTTAACCATCTTAGCTCTCTCTAAATTATCCTTCACATGCAATGCACTCTTCACCATCTGCTACTGCTGTAAGGTCTATGTCTTCTTCTATTCGTTTACGTTCAATCCTTGTACCCACTTGGTCTGCCTTACGCAGCTTATCTGATCGTAAGTAGTACAAGCTCTTCAATCCCTTCTTCCATGCACTGAAGTGTACAGCATGGAGGTACTTGATATTGGTATCTGGTCTAAAGAACAGGTTCAATGACTGACCCTGATCAATGTACTGTTGTCTGTCACTAGCCAAGTCAATCAACCATCTCTGGTCTATCTCTGGGGCTGTCTTAAACACATCCTTGACATCCTGAGGAATCTCTAGGTGCTGGACACTCCCATCATTCCCAATAATCTGAGACCAGACCTCATCAGTGTCCATTCCAAGTTCATTTAGTACCTGCTTGAGGTACTTATTCTTGGTCACATAGGCTCCAGACAGTGTATCCTGTCTAAAGACATTAGCCCTCCAAGGCTCTATTGAGGGGCTAGTGTTCCCCATGATCAAGCTTGAGGAAGCATTAGGAGCTACAGCCATCCAGTGACTGAACCTACGCTTAACACCAGACTCCTTAGCGTCTAGGCAAGGACCTCGAGTCTCTACCAGGTACTCATCAGCTAGCTTACACTGTCCTTGGATATGCCTAAACATCGCTTGGTTCTTAAGCTTAGCCACCACAGACTCCCAGGGAATCATATGCTTCTGGAAGTAAGCATGTAGTCCTAGAGCTCCTAGACCCACAGACCTCTCTTTTATAGCAGATAGCTTAGCACGAGCCACAGTATCAGGAGCATTATCGAGGAAGTGC